TAACTCTTTTTATTAAATTCTTTTTTCTTTTTATTGTTTAAAGGTACTTGATTTAGTATTAAAGTAACTTCTTCCAGTGTTTCTAATACTTCCCAGGTACCGTGCGGTGGGCAATGAATAAACTATCACTTCTATTTGGATTAAAAATGGTTGTCTGGTTTGAACTTTAACCATTCGAGATATTTATCTTGTATTCTCTTAACGATCATAGTTTCTTCAAAATTGTCTATTATGTATTGTCGTGAATTTTCGCCTAAAGTCAAGCGTTTTTGTTTGTTTAATACTAATTCTTTTAATCGATTATAGTATTCATTATAATCCGTACATACAAAACCGTTTACACCAACTGTATCCACCTGACCGTTATATCCAGCTCTATGAGTTATGCAAGGTAAAGCATATGACATAGCTGTTGATAGGGCAATAGAATGTACCTCTCCATCGCTACGATAATGACAGAATATGTCTAGATTTCTATGAAATAAATCTAGAGCTTTATCATTATTAGTAGCTTCTATAAAAATAACATTGTTGATATTATTAGTTTTAACGAAACTGGTTGTATGCGAACAGGGCGAGACTATTAAATAGTAAACATTACTAAATTGGCTTTCCTGTTGTAATAATTTGAAAGCCTGTAAGGCAATAGGGTCAAAGTTGTCTGCTCTACCAACTCTACCTAGTACAATAGCATCAACAGGAATGTTAAGTTTTTGTCTATATGTTGTGTCTTTACTGATATCAGACGGTATACTAATAGGGTTAGGTATCAGTACATCAGCACCACCTCTAGACTCATAAACAACAGGTGCAATAGAAATAGACTTATCAAGATACTGCGACGTATCTTTAAACCCAAATATATTTGTTTCTACCTGTAATTTAGCTAATCTATCTGTAAACGGCCATTCATAATAACCGGAGCGTGCAAAGTGAATAATATCAAACTTATTCGCTAATGCTATTTCTTTAAAATTAGTTAACACTGGTGTATAACCAGTATCGGGACCGCTTTTATCTATACTTCTTTGAAATGGTATTAAGCGATCTTTACCGAACTTTTCCATTACCACTTTTAATCTATTATTAGCATTAGGATTATCCCAATACATAATATATGGATCAAAAATAGTTCTATCAAGATTTTGCATTATCTTTTCGTGTGAACGCCAGGTGCCAGCAAAATCTACAGAGTGAGAGTATAGACAAATCTTTATCATTACTCTATATTATATAAGTTTTCTAAGAATAGCAATAGAAAAGTCAAAAGCATTATTAGCTTCTTCAGCTAAATCTGGTGTTGCTGCTTCTCTAATTTTTAAAATTAGACCTCTTACATCATCAAATCTAAACCATTTAGCACCGCCAGGTACTTTATTTTTAAGTGTTTGACCACCAAATAAATCCCCCATATGTCTAACATAAACGTGTGACATTACCTTTTTAGGGTCGGCGAGCTCGTTTAAATAGTTTACATATGTAATGGTTTCAGGTAAAAGAGGAAAAGTACTAATTGATAATTCGTCTTCTAGTTCTTTTCTATCTTCTTTAATTCTAGCTGAACGCTCGATACCTGGAAAGTCTTTAAGCGTACCTAAACTATTAGCTTTGTTTTCAAGTGCTTCATACAGTGCATCCATTTGCACTAAATAGTTTAAATACTGTTCTTTAGTAACTGTTTTATTAAACACAGCATCCAAAAATGGAAGCTTATCGGCAATATCGTGCTTTGGTTGTGTTAATTCTCTTAATGTCATAACCTTATTTAACAATAAACTCTTTTAAATCAATTTTCCAGCCATTTATATAGTCACTCATTATAGTTTCACCGTGAGTCCAATAAGTTAATATTTTACCTTCTTTTTCACATAATTTAGCATAATTAACAAACGAGCCAGAAGCTTTTAAGCTTTCTACTGCTTTGAGTCTTGTTTGTATCCAATACTCGCTTTGAATTTTGTTAGGGCTAGCATAATGTAAGGCGATTAAATCTAACATTTGTGTTATATTGTATGAGTATCTTTCATTAAAATCAAGAGTTACATCAGCAAAGTTTCTTTTACCAGCCAAGCATTCCATTACTATAGGTAGTATATTAGTCAAATAAGTACAGTAAAAGTGTAATGGCATAGACATAGCAGGCTCAAAAAAATGTAATCTATTACCCATATATAAAATTCTATTGTCTATAGCTTTTTTCCTGTAATATTGTTTCCAGTTTAATCTTCTTAAAACAGAGGCGTCTATATTTTTTAGTTCTGAAAAATGTTCAATTGCTTCTTTATCTGTAGTAATATTATTATTATAAAGATACCCCCAAGTTTTTCTATGTTGTAGCGGTATACCAAACATCCAACCATTTTTATGTATATGAGCAGAGGTATACGTTTCATTATATGTTTTATATTCAGGATTTAAAATAACACTATTAACTGCAGCAAAATCTACTGTATTGTATGTACCGCTATTTAATTCTTCTGTAGAAGGGGTACCACGACAGTCAATTAAAAAATCGTACACATATGCGTTGTTTTGACTTTTTAAAGTAACTTTATTTTTATCTTGCGATATATTAATAATATTATCTTTTATAACATTAAAATTAGAAAACTTTTTAACAAGTTCATTTAAAACATAAAAACTAAATGTTTCGCTATTAAAATGTAAACCGTTATGAAAATGACGGATTATAAAATTATTATCATTTGCGGGTTCCCAAAAATAACGCGCACCCCATTTAACAGTGCCATTGATTTTAGGAAGGTCTTGTATTATACAAAAATCCAGCACTTCAAACAATGCTTTGTATACAGCAATAGAAGAGCTTTCTCCAACTTGAATAGTCGGGGTGTTTGGATCGTATATGCAATCTATTGTAAGATCAGAATTAGCTATTAACAGGCTTTTGCGTTTTTTTAGAACGTTAAGATGGCTGTATAAGTCTAATAAAGCAATAGAACTTGCTGTACCGGCACCTAATACACATATTTTTACACTCATAATTATATATAATTATGCTCAGCATTAGATTTATCTAAGAAATCCAAATTTATGGGTAATTTATTTTTACGACACCGGACACAGATTACCAGGGGTAGTAATCTTTACACTACCATCTAAAACACTGCTTAAAAATTTGCTATGCCTTACAGTATATTGTTTACGTGCAGCTTCTTTAAGTTGCGCTAATTGTTCAGATAGTGCCCGGGCTTCATCATACCTATTTCTTAAAATTAAAATATCTTTAATTGCTTGTTTATTAAATTTACCTAACCCGTAGGATATTGGTGTAAAATTAGTATATGTAAACATTACTTCTTCAGGAAAATTATATTTTGTAGTGTAAGAGCAGCTAAGCTTTTCTTCTAAGTCTTTTACTTTTTGAGGTGTGGTGTTGGTCATATACTCCCAAAACTTTGAATCTGTTCTACCAGTGGTATAACAAAATCTTATATAAAGGTATATATTTTCTATTACATCGTTTTGCTCTCGATTGTATTTGCTGCGTTCAAACTCTAATAATTGAAAATTGTATATTCTATAAAGTGCAAATAATTGAGTTATTGTATGATGTATATTAGTAGCTTCTAAGGGTTCAGCAAAACTGCTTGCTAAACCTACTACGACGCAATTACCGACCCATTGTTTTTCCCAATAACCACTTTCAAATTTTATAATTTTATCTTTATTAGTGGGTAATCTGTTATAATTTTTTTGCGTAAGTTTTGTAAAATCTTCAAACGCTTCTTCATCTGTTGCAAAATGAGATGAATAAACATACCCAGTACCATATCTAGTCTGCAAAGGTACCTGCAGTGCCCAGCCGTGTGTAGTAGCTTCTGCAACGCTATAACAGGGTAAATTTTTATCTATACCATTTAATGGTAAGGGGCTAGGTATAAATCTATTTACAGGCAATTCGTTGCTTTTGTTTATCCACCTATTAGGTAGTTTTTTCATTAATACAGAATCTAAGCCAGTCGCATCAATATAAAGATCTGCAGATAAATTACCGTTTTTTTCTAAAACTAGATTGGTAATTTTATCTGCATTAACAATTATATTCAATACTTTATCATCTAGTATTTTAATTTTAGTTTTTGCTTTTTCTAGAACATAATTATTAAAAGCAAGAACATCAAAGTGTAATGCAAATGCTTGAGTATTAATGTCAGGTAACATATTGTTCTCCATATACCAAGGAGAATACATAACATCTAAGTCATATCGATCGTTAATAATATCATATGCTGCAGCTAAATTTTCATAAGTAGGAGCAACTCTAGATGCTACGTCTAAGTGATTAAACGAATGCCAGTGATGCTTACCGTTGTTCAGCCAATTTTTAAATTTTATACCAAGTTTTATAGTAGCATTACAATGTTTAATTAATTCAATAGTTGTAATACCCACTTCTCTTAAAAATTGATGTATTTTAGGTGTTAAGCTTTCTCCTACACCAATACTGGGTTTGCTATGATCAAAGATCAGAACAATCTCTGCAGCTGCACCGTAATGAGTATTAGCTAGCGCGGCCGCCATAATGCCAGCTGTTCCTCCACCAACCACAATAATTCGTTTCATATAAGATATTATACTATAAGTTTATAAAAAGGCAATAAATTGTAACGGCTATAGGTTGCAAGCTCGAGTGCCAATTCGTTGATACCGTGAGCAGAAAGGTGAAAAAAGCTCACATCCTTGATCCCTATAACGTCACCTTAACAGCCGTAAAATGGTGGACCTGCCGGGTACTGCCCCCGGGTGTTCCGTAACGTTCTTATCAGTTTCTACAAGCTTAGCACTATTAATAAAATGTATATCCATAGTGCTGATATACAGGTTGTTTGGTAGTGTTCCTGCTATTCTACTACCATTGAATAGTCAGTCTCGCTGAATGACAGTTATAATATATAGCGAGAATCTATACTACAACCGATCGCTGATTAAGCAGCGAGTGCGAAGCTTTCGCTTGTATTGAATGAATCCATTACAGAAGCGACTGCGTTCTTGAGGCTATTGATAATGCCGTTTGTTTTTGTAGTAATTTATAAAGGATTTACTAATCCTGCTTGCTTCTAATACATCTGCCACAGAGTCGAATCTGGTACAGGCCCATTAAAAAGTGTCAAATAACAATAAGTAATATAATATATTTACTATGAATAGCAACTTAAAAGTGTTGGCAGAACAGTATCAATTGATAATGGAAAAACGTGTTCAGCCTGAACCAGAAACAGAAGAAGCACTTGAACAGTTCTTAGCTAAAAGAGCTGCTGGTGCTGCTAAAATCGCTCATAGTTCAAAAGAAAAGGGTGGTTTTGCTACTTTAACAGCTATTCACTTTGCAGCTAAAGCTAAACCTTATGCAGAGTGTGAAAAAATGGAAAAAGCGTCTGATAAGGATTGTGATAAAGCTAATGCTCATTACAAAAAAATGGCAGAAAAAGTTTATGCTAAATTAGCAGATTTAGATAAATTATCTCAAAAAGAGTTTCAGGCTCTTATGGGTGAGCTAGAAGTTTGGGGCGAGGTTTATATTCGCGCTACAAAACCAAACAGTCTTAAGATTTAAGCCAGTGTTGTGCGTTATAATACGACGCAATAATAGGTAGTATCATAACTTCTCTACCGTTTTCTATTGTTACTATTCTCATTTCAGTAGCAAAATACCCATCACCTCTATAGATAGGCCAGTACCTCAATTTACCCACAGCAGTTCTACGTAACAGGAATTGACCGTTATCAATCTTTTGTATATTAATACCTTCTGGGTTAAAGATATATCTAGTATTAGTACTGTCAAGCTGTTGACCAAGCACTACCATATCACAATTAAGGGAATGAATGTAGTTGTTAACAATAGGAAAGTTAGGATGAATTAAATTATCATCATCTAATATGTATACCCATTGACCTGTATCAGGAATGACATCATAATAATAGTTAACACCGGTATGCATAGGCATACTATCCGGTTTAACTATTTTAGTTGTATTCTGATACTTTGTAAAGTCTAGATCCGGGTTGGGGGTAACAATATACCAATGATAATTTACATTTAAAGACTTAATAGATTCATATATTCTATCAAGAAATTCTGGTGTTCTGGTATAAGCAGTAACAATATGAATCATACTTTCCAGCTATCTTTATCATAACCAAACTCAACAAACTGACGTTTACAGTTTTCATATACTAAATTGGCTGTTTCTTCTGTATAGAACGATTGCCAGGGTACTACCACATCTCTTGTTATTATAGTTTTTTCCATATCTTTGGGTATTTCTTTACCCATTTCTTTAGCAGTACTTCTCATCATTTCTTCTAGCTGGCCTTTTGTAAAGTTTCTACTTTCAACACCATCAAAAGGATTATTAATTATATTTTCCTCGTATTGTTTTTTAACAAAATCATCATTTATATCGATAAACGGTATTTTTAATACGTCCTCCTTTAAATGTTCGTACCTAATAAGCAAATCTGGTTTTTTTATGTCTAAACCTGCTGAATAATCGTCCACCATTACCCCTGCTGGTAAATCCCCGTATTCTTTAATTGGTTCTGTTAACCATTTTAATAATGTAGCTTTAGAGCGATTGCGCCAAAAAGAAATCACTCTCGAATACGGGTTACGTACATTTAAAATTAGAAAATAATCTTCTTTATCTTTAGGTATATCTATAATGTGAGAGTATTTATATTCGGGAGGAGCTAAAGGCACTAACGGGTTAAAGGTTCGTGCTCTGGTTTGTTTAGATGGTTTTACTACATAAAATTTGTATTTTTTTACTATTACAGCAGCAACTGCACGAGTGGCATTACGTTGTGGAGCCCACCATACACATTTTACTTTATCTGATACGTTCATTTAAGTTGTTTAACTTTATATTATTTCGTCTTAGTGTTACCGCGAATTTGAGCTATAATATCTTCTACGGATTCTTGTACTTCCCAGTTACCGTGTGGTGGGCAAAAAACGTATGTAACTTCTTCTACAGTCTTTTGTTCATCATCTCTACTAACAAAACCACGGTGCACACTAACAATAAAATCTGTATTTAATAATACAGGAAGACCTTTAAAAGCTGGGCTTGTATTTGTCAGTATAATAATCATACTATTAATTACTACTGGTAGTTAATATCTCCAATATTATAGTTAGGTCCATTCTGCTGTATAAAGAATACTTTGGGTGAATGAGATGGTAGCGTTGCTTTAAGCTGTCTTGCAACCGCTACAGCCGCTTCAGCGCTAGGATACACCTTAGATTCAGTAAAAGCTTTTCGCCAGTCTTCTTTATTTTGATCTAAAAAACCAGCAAAAAACAATCCCTCTTCTAGAGGTGTTCTAGCGTTCATCCGTTTTACAGAAGTATCCATTATAATGTAACCATTCATCGTATTCTACAACGACTATTTACATCATACACTTCAGTATGTCCATCCTCAAAAGAAACAGATAGTATGTTTCCTGATAGATTGCAACCGGTCTTACCGTTTACAAATATTTCAAAATACGGTGCACCATTAGCTTCGTGCACCATAATTTCGTCGTCATCTTCTTCTATATAGTACATATTATTTAATGTTTAGTTTACGTAGCTTATTTTCCATTTGTAGGTTTCTAATATTACTAAGTGTTTTTTCAATACCACGAGCAGTTTGTATTTTCATTAGCAAAGTATCTGTACGGTTATCTACATAATCTTGAATATCTAGCGGTTTAATATATTTCATAGCCTGATTACTATTGAAATCTATTTTTTTATCTTCACATTTTTCTGCTATAAGATCTACAGCTTCCATTAAAGCTGCCCATCGAGCAAATTCATATGTAGTAATATTACGGTTGGTAGAGTCTGGTACGTTAATAATGATATCTTCCATATTAGTTTAGATTATTTGTAGTAATTGGGTTAGTAATAACAGCTGATTCAACATTCACATATACTGCATTTTTAGCTTTACAAAATTGACACTCAAATGTAGTGTCTTCTCTTGCATTTACTACTACCTCATTAACTTGTTTACAGGCAGCACAAGGTACATTGAAAGTGATTTTAGAGAGAATTTCAAGCTCTTTTAATGCTAAAGCACGTGTATCTCTAGCAGCACGGTAATCTAAATAAACCCCGTACAAATAAAACACGACAAACTGGGCTACAAATGTAACCACAAACCACAGCAACGGGCCGTGTCCGGATAGATAAGCTATGCCTGCAAAAATACCGCTAACTGCAGCGGCTTTTAGTACAGACGCCAATAACGTCAATAATGTGTTTCTCATAAGTTACTCGTATTAGAGTAACTTTTTTACTTAGGTGCAAGAGTAAAGTCGTTTAAATTACCGGCTAATTCTTTGTAAGCAATCATTATGCCAGCTAACTTAGCTCTAAACTTTTTCAATTCTTTATCTTTGCCCTTAAATAGAGGCATTGTAGAAGCGGTTGCAGCTTTGTTCTTTAAATCTAAAGTCTGCAAATATAAATTTGCTAATTGCACAACAGCATCCTGTAACGGATATGGTAATGCCTCTGGGTTTACCCCGCCCTGACCGTTATTTTTAAGATCTGCTAATTTCTCTAATGTAGGCGTATTGTCGCTACTATATTCAGTAGCAGACATTGTCTCTGGTGTACGAGGGGATTGCGCAACACCTGTATAGTATTCAGCTTCGCTTAAGAGTTTATTAGTTTTTCTTTTGCTCACGGTTCTCAATACTTACTACCCCGACCTTAAATCTACCAGTACAATTTGGACAAATCCAATGAGCTTCTGTTACTAATTTGTCACCTCTAATGACTTTAACTGCCCGGGGCTGTACACCAGCTTGACCGCAAATGTGACATCTCTCCTGGCGCATAGCTACTTGTTCGTTCATAGACGAATACTTATCCAAATAGCTTACAGAAATCAACTAAAGCCTGGTTATTTGCTTGCTTATTAAAGGTTTTCTTCCAGTCATCTAGCTTGTCTAGAATACTATTAAACTCAAGTTCTTTACATTTCTCTTCAAAACCAGTAAAGTCTGCTTTAGATTCTAACAGTACTTTAAGTTGTTCGAGGTATAACCGAACCTCTTCTGGATATGTAGATAAACCGTGGGCTAGGTCAACTAAAGGTAAGTTTGTTTGTATTATGCTATCGCATAGTTCTTTTGCTTTTGGTTCTTTAGCTACCCATTGTTTAGCTAGCTTTTTACCCCTAACTTTACCCACCCCTTCAATACCTTGTACGTTATCGGATTTATCACCAGCTATACATTTATAGATAACGAATTCTTTTGGGGATAAACCGTAATGTTCTTCAAAGTTATCAACATTAACTAAAAGTTTTTTAATTGGGTTATAGAAAGAAGTATCCGCGTTAACCAATTGTGCAAAGTCGTTATCAACACTGATAATGATTTTTTTATCGGGTATCTCTTTGCTTAACCAGCTAATAACATCATCTGCTTCTAAATTGCCAGGAAATATGTTCCTTATGCCGAGTGTGGTTGTAATTTCAACAATAGCATCAGCTTCCCCGTAAACAGCCTTATTACGTTCCTGATCTCTATTACCTTTATAAGAGCCTTCCGTAAGAGTTTTACGAAAGTTTTCTTTATTACCTAGTTTCTTATCCCAAGCAATATAAATCCGGTCAGCGTTAAATTGAGCTGCATTAGATTTAATGGTTTTAAGAAATGCAAAAATACTGCCTGTATTAATCCCTTTCGAGTTTACTAGAGGTCTGCCTACGTTGTTTGCGATCCAATACGCCCTGTGTAGGGTGTTGTTGCCGTCTATCAAGAGCGTTGTCATCTTGTTTTAATTTAAGTTTATATTCTTCTAAGCAATTGTTGTATACTTTTTTCGGTAAAATATCAGCTATTTCTAGTATTTTATTTTGTAAACCGAATTGTACATCTTTATTAGGTATAGTCCTTATGTGTCGGTCAGGCAAGCTAAAAAATACAGTATGGTCAGGAATATAGGATACAGGTACTAACCATTCACCCTTATAAACTCCATTCAATACTACATATATGCTTCTTTCTTTAGGAAAAAAGAAGTCTTTAATTTTCTTCAGGCTCGTCTTTAAACCCATATGGATCAGCTCCGTTACTTTGCATTATGTTTTGATTTATTTTAAACATTACTCTGCGGAACCGTTCTAATAAGGCATCGTGAGAAGCTGGATCGCTAGCTGAAACTATTTCGACTGGTTGGTTATTAAGATCGTATCCAATAAGCATATATGGTCCAAGAAACTCTTTAATCTGCATATCGAGACTATCAATTTCTCGGCGCTTTTCGTTTACAATGTTATTTTTTACTGTCTTCATAAACTCTAGCTTGGCAAGCTGTATCATTTGTTGAATATTAGCTTGCTCAGCTTGAGACATTTCAGCTGTTTGAACCGGTACCGGAGGTGTAAGGACAGGCTTAGGTTGCTCAGGAGTTGTTTCCTTTTTCTTCGTCTGAGCCTTACTACCTTTAGTTGGTTTTTTAGCGGCCATTAATATTATTTAGTATCTCGCTCCGCGGAAGCTACAAAGTCATAAAATTCTTTACGAGTTTGTGGTTCGTTCATAAAATCCCCGGATAACTTAGAAGTGATCATCGCACAACCGTGATGCTTTACACCACGATGGCAAGCACAGGTATGAGCGCATTTAAGAATAACCGCTACACCTTGATTACCGGTACAGAGTTGATCAATTGCTTTATGTATCTGAACAGTTAAGCCTTCTTGAATTTGAGGGCGGCGAGCGTAATGCTCTACAATACGATTAAGCTTAGATAGACCAATAACTTGACCGTTTTTATCTGGTAAATAAGCTACGTGAGCAACACCAGTAAAAGCTAAATGGTGATGAGAGCACATAGACACTACAGGTATGTTCATTTGACTAACAATACCATCATAACCGTCTGATGGGAATGTAGTAATCTTTGGTGGGCCTTCATAACAGCCTTTAATAAGATCACATACATATGCCTTAGCTACACGACGTGGTGTATCAGCACTATTGACGTCATTACGCCAGTCAATGCGTAGAGCATCTAAAAAGGTTGAATACGCCTCAGTTGCCTTATCGATAATTGCTTTCCTATCTTCTTCTGTAGTAATCATACTACTATTGGCAGTAGGAAGGGTTGGGTGTTTAATTTCGTTTAACATATTAAATGATTTCACAGACTTAAATCTTTCGCCCGTGGTATAACTCTGATTTGTTGTTGATTCCATATTTCACTAAATAGCTTATTATAACCTCAATTGAGTCGGTTTTCAACTTAAACTTTTCAGGTATAAATTGACCGCCATCATATAGTTCAAAAAAGGTTTCATTAAAAAGTTCCTTGTGGTTTACGTAACAGGTACACATTACAGATGCGTTACCCGGATCAATTAATACAGTCCAGCTACGAGGATCTGCTTCACTGTATTCATCGAATAACTTATAGACTACATAGCCTGAGTCTTTAAGTCTTTTAATAAAATAGCTTTGTGTTGTTATTTTATTGGCCATTATTTAACTAGTCCTGAGATTACAAAAGTAAAATCAGTCTCTTCAGTCGGCTTAACGTAGAAAGACATTACTTTGAACTTTAAGTTGATACCTACTCTAGCTGTTTCAAATTTAACACCAGTTAAGATACGAAATATATCGAGATTAAATGGTATTACTTGATTAAATGGTTGGCCTTCTACATTATCGGCTACTTTAAGGCTAATATTATCTGTATTGCTCTTTTCTTTATCTCCTAGCTCACAATATACGCCATCGGTTTGACCATAAAGATAAATCTTATTGGTATCAGTAGTAAATGAACTAGCTTTTAATATTTCCTGTAGTTTCTTGGTATTAACATCAAAGAAAGTATCATTTGTAAGTGCTTCTATCTTGTCTTTCTTAAGAGTAACCTTAGGCACTACAGAATCATCTAAGAAGTGATACTTAAACTGTAATTTGCTAGTTTTATAATACAAATGATTAGATTCGATCTTAAATACAAGCTCGTCTTCATCTATACAGTCAATAACTCTTAGTAGCTTCTTGACATCACCAATATTAAGAGTGATTTCTTGATCTACATTGAATACTTTACTATACTTTGCTAATAGAATAATACTTGTATCAGGCTTATTACAGACAGCATATAAGCCATCCTTATTGAGCTTAATAGATACGATATCTACAGCTTTACCTATAACACTTAAAAAGTTATCGGCAAAATCTTTCTTAACCAGCTTGAGTTCCATTTGTTATCTTCGGTTTTTTTTTATTATTAGAGTCGATTAACTGATTCACTTTATCGGTCAATATGTTAACCTTATTCTCTAATTTATCAATAGCATTTATGATATCTTCATAACGAGTTTGCTTATTTAATTCAAACTCCATTTGATTAGGATCAGTAGGTGGTAAAACAGCTGCAGAGTTATACCCATTTGTAACTGGTTGAGCGGGTATCCATTGAGTATCTGGTGCTGGTAATGGTTGTTGTACAGGCTGTTGAAATTGCTGAGGTTTAATACCCATAGCGGGTAAAATATGAGAAGGCATAACCTTACTCATATCTACATCACTAACCTTTAACCCACCACCTACCCCAGCTGACTGCTTCTTAATATCGTTAAGATCGTTTTGTAAGATCTTACCGAACATAGCTGCAGCTATTAGCTCTTCGTTACCGATTTGGCTAGTAGAGACAGCTAGTCTTTGAAGCTCAGCCTCGTTGAGAGGTCTGTTCTGCTGAGGTTGTGGAGGGTTAGCCATTATAGATTATCTAAACCGTTAAGAATATCTAAAACCTTGCTATCATTAGATTCTACAACATCTACCTTTTTAAGAGCAGCTGCTTGTGGAGTTGCTTTTACTGGTGTAGTATATGGAACATCTTCTTCCTCTTCTACTACAGGCGCTGCAACAGGAGCAGCTTCAGCATTACCGTAATAGTGTTGGTCAATAAAAGCTTTGATTTCTTCGCTAGACTTACGTTCTACGAAAGTATTAAGATCATAGATATTGTTATAGGTCTCTTGAATCTTACTTTCATCTAGGCCTTCAATAGCAGATGGATTTAAGAACTTAGAAGCTGTATAAGTTGGGTACTTAGGTGCACCTGGCTTATCAGATACTAACTCTACTTTAATACGTAAGTTACATCCTTCGTCACTTAGATCAAAGATCTTAGCACCGAACTCATCTGAATCGTCACCGTTAATAGCAGACTGAATAATCTTGTCTAATTGTTTACCGTAACGAAGTACTTTAATAGTACCGTTGTTTTCTGGCTTTTTAGGATCGTTTACAACGTAAACGTTTACTAACCAGTTTTCTTTGCGGCGTAAGTTAGCCTTAGCACGTTCTTTCTCTGCATCTGTACCATCGCGAAGTACCTTAAAGTACAATTCACTCACAGGACAACGATCACCCCAGGTAGAAGGAGAGGTGATACTAGCATACTGACCAGTATCAATACTATTCCAACCGTGATGAAAGTAATGTAAGATTGTCTCTTCAGGGTTCTTAATATTAGGTAATAATCTTACTGTGTAAGGTTTCTCGCCTGGTTCTAGTTGTAGCAGATTACGATAAGCTGAACTACCACCGGTTTTTGTCTTTGCTTTGTCTAGAGCACTTTTAATGCTTTCGAACATATTTGAGTTATAAGGTTTCATAATTTTATATGATATGTTATATTAGTATGTTATTATTTTTTATCAAGCGAAATATTATTAATTCTCTTTAATCCTTCCGTAATAATTTTTTTAGCCTTGGAAGAATTGTTTAATCGCATTTTAAACTTGGTTATATCTGTGTAAATGTTCTTTAAATAGAGTTCTTTATCTTGTATTTGTAAGCTATCAAATATAGTGTCAAAGCAAGGCAAGGCAAGAAGCACATACAGGTTTACATTTTTATTATTGTAATCCTCTAAGCATCTCCAGGTATATCCAGCTTTAGCGTTTTGATACTGCTTTAGAGTTAGATTTTCATTGACACAAATTGTGGCAATGTGCTTTAAGGATGCAAGAATATGTTTAATGTGGCCATCAGTATCGGGTAATTCTTCTTGTCTCTGTTTTTGTAAGAGAGAATAACAGGCAATGGCTTTTTGCGTGAGGTAGAAGTTGAGCGGGAAGTGTTCTTCGTCTTTGTAGATGACATATGGTGCTAATAAAAAATCTTTAATATTAATTTGTGGAAAGCGTTTAAAGAACATATCCAATCGTAAGCAAAGTATTCCATCTGGGGTTTTATCAAACCCTTCGAAATCCTTACGCGCTTTCCAGGGCTTGTTCATATGCCCTCTAGATACGCTTAAATATGTATTGTAAACTTGTTCAACGCTCATTAAGAGCTATGATTTTAATATCTTTCTCACTACTTTGCTACGGCAAAGATTGGAATTGTACTTGAGAAATAGTAGTATTGCTTCTCTTTCACTATCAGTATCAGTTAATTCCATAAAAATCTTACGATACAATTTATTTTTGACTATTAGTGAAAATATGGTAACGTTATTAAGTTTCTTATTATATATAACCGAACAAAATGAACCGAACTTAATAAGCTCAATTTCAAGCTCATCTCTAGCCACTTGGCTTAGAGGGTTTTCTAGAACTGCTTCTTGTAATGCTCCTACTATACCAGACATATTACGCAACAGGCGTGAGTAGTTTGGTGAAATTCATAAAAGCTTCTGTAACTTTTCCACCCGCTGCGTATTCGTGACCTCCCCCATCACATAATTTTGCAGCTAACTTTGATAAGTCTACTTCACATTTCTTATTTTTGCGGAACGATACGTGTGAGTTATCTGCATTGACAAAAAATACAATGTCAGCTGGGTGGGTGTTTAACATATGATCGCAAATTTCGTTAACAAATTTATTACCGTGAGTGCCATACACTACACGCTCTTTTCCTGCTACTGATACTTTACCTGCAAATAATTGCAAATCAGATATAGCTTTATTTTTACGGTCTACGAATTCTTTTATTATGGCTTTTTCTTGCCTGTTAAATGGTATAAAACCATCAAAGTACTTCTCTAAAAATAATTCAGCTCGGGCTTTTGTAGAGGTTTTTTGAGTATTGGTGTAAAGACAGTTCAGTTCGTATGATTCTGGTAGTTTAAACTGATAGCAATCGTAATCATCTGCTAAGGCAATAAAATACTTTTGCTCTGATTTTAGTTTAACTTTATCTTTATACGTATTGTAAATTAATTTTGCACAGCTTGTTGTTTCTACAACAGTTACTTTAGCGTTTTTATAAACATTTAAAGCTTTAACGTGAGTAAGATGATGGTCTATAATTTCTATATTTTTTCTGTCAACTAAATCTGCGTGCTTAGAAATGTCTAAGTCTAAAATATAGATTTTGTCAAAATCATTAATATTGTTTTGATCTAACCAGGTTAAAAACTCTCTACGAAAATTCGATACAGTAGTTGTTTTAAAAGCAATCTGGCCTGGTTTAGCACCAAGTGCCCAATGTAACATTGTTAACGAGGCAACTCCGTCTAAATCAAAATCGGTAAAAACGTATATCTTGTTAAAGCTCACTATTATCTATTTAACCGGTCGGCTTATATTTTCCAGCTTATTTTCTATATCCATAACAGCATCTAAACCACCACCGGATTTGTTACCTGTCAGCCCTATATAACCTTTCTCTTCAGTTAAAGAAAGCGTGGTATAGTCAATACGCATTGCAGTAGCACCGTGCTTAGGACCTAAACGATTCTTTACACCGGATACCTTAATAATACCAAGATCTTGGTCTCCTTCTTCTTGATATATAGCCCACACAACGTCTGCAGTAAAAGCCACACCTAATGATTCTGATACAGTATCTAGGCTTGGTTTCTCCATACCTTCCCGGTTAGTTTGAATAGCACTAACAACAGGCATATTAAAAAAGTATGATAATGCTCTTAATTCTTCTGCAGCTACTTTACCTTGCTCGTAAGAGTTATCACCTTGAGACGCCTTTATTAGTCCAAGATAGTCTATAACGAGTATATCCGGTTTTATCCCAGCCTTTACTAAAGACTCAAGATAAGCCTTAATACCTGCTACAGTAATGGATTTCGGTGGGAATTCCTTAATTATTAGCTTACGCTTATGACTGTCTGTAACTCCCTTAAAATATGTATCTAAAGATGTAATTTGATTTTGAATATTGTTGATAGGGATTTTAGAAAGGTGACTACTAATACGTTTAGCGTACATCATTTCAGGCATTTCAAGAGATATAAGAACAGTTGTTAAACCTCTATTAGCTATATTAGCAGCCACATTACCTAGAAAGATAGACTTACCCACATTAGTTGGACCCAAAAACAAATAAAGTGCTCTACCGTTTTTCATTAAACCACCACCAATCTTGTCGTCAATAAAGCCCCAACCAGTGGGTATAGTTTCATTCTTAGTGCCTAACTCTACAATAATTTTTTCATAGTCACCGAAAAAGTCTAAACCAATATCACTTACTAGAGATATGTTACAAGCTTTTTCAAACCAAGATAAAAACTTAGGATAATCTGCTTTCTCTTTTGAGACATCATCTACAATTTTTAATACAGTATTGTATACAGCTTTTTCCTTAAAAAATTGTTCAGTATTAGCAATAAGTTCCTCCATATTGAGGTTATTATCATACTGCTTATACGTAGTTACAGTATCTTTGAATAGTTTTATATCTTCTTCTTTACTAAGATATGTTTTAATCTCAGTAATAGTAGGCAGTACTCTACGCTTACTATAGAAGTCTTTAATTATATTTATAACTAGCCTATTACCAGGATTCTTAAATGCATCTGGTGTTAAATGCTCTAACACCAGAGAGGTGTAATAAGCATTAGTTAAACATTGACAGGCTACAATGTTTTCAAAGAAATCGCTATTAACTAGAAGATTATTTTTCTTCATAACTTAATTATATATTATAAAATAAAAAAGGCTAAGGTTTCCCTTAGCCTTTCTTTTTATTCTTTTGTAAGCTCTTCAGCTTCGTCTATAACCGGGTTACTTGACCCGTACCCGACCTTCTCTTTAAGAGTCTGTTCGAGTAACGGTAGTACCTTATCGTCCCAAAACTTAGTATCGTTTTCCCAAGTCTTTCTATAACCAATCTTCTCACCATTTAACTGGAAAGTAGAACCGGTTTGTGTAATGACACCAAACGCTACAGCCATATCCGCTAAACCAGCATACCGGCTTAAACCAGTACGAAAGTTATTGTACAGTTCCGCTTTTAAGAAAGCAGGTACAAAGCGGTTCTTGACTGTCATTGCTGACAATGTAACACCGCTAACGTTATGTGCTACTGCGATCGATTCTTCGCCTTCGTTTTTGTCGATTTTTTCGTTTCGAGTTGCAAGCTGAACCAGCAAAGAAGCAAGATAAATAGGGCCACTACCACCGGACTGGCGCTTAACCAGTTCAGGATATAATGAAGTTGGGTTATCATAAATATGATTAGTAAACAGAATAGGCACACGAGCTTTAGCTGCTTTGAACGTGAGTGCACGCATCATAGACTTCATAGCTTTAGCCTTAGTGCCCATATCTGCTGCATCCTTACCTTCAGTCACGTCGCGTAATTCTTTAGCACTCGCTAAGTTACCAAGACTATCAATAGCAATAATAACCTTTAAATTAGGATCATTAGCTGCAATAATCTTATCTAAGAATGTAGCAATTTGGTTACGGCAATCTTCTACTGTTTCTACTGGATAGTACTTTAGACGCTTAGGGTCAATACCAACGCCCTCAGCAGACTGTTTGTCCACAGCTGCCTCTGTATCCCATACAGCAGCGAAATAACCCTTCTTTTGTGCATTAGCAATGATCTTATTAACAATGAGCGTCTTGCCTGCACCGGAAGGACCGGAGAAACCAGTAACCCTACCAACAGGAATACCTTTATATAAAGATCCAGAAAATATAGCATTAAGCGCATAAGAACCTGTGTCAATCCAGTCGTTTACTATAGATAATGAATTGTCATCTGAAAGCAGAGACGCATCTGCATTCAGTGCGTCTACTGCCTCAAAAATGTCTTTCATTGACGAAGCTTTTGTTTCGTCATTATTATCATCTGTACGTGGTTTACGTGCCATATAGATTATTCGTCAAATAGCTTAACTACCGGTGCGTTAGAATCTGGTGTAGGTGCAGATATATTGTTTGCCTGGAACATTTGAGTGTATTGTGAAAGGAGGTTAGGTTCAACCTGAGCATCACTTAATACAATAGCAGATTTCGCATATGTCCAGTTAGGAAATACATCACGATCAGCAGCAAATTCTCTGAAAAACAACGGATATAACTGTACCTGTAATTTCTTGTCTTGTGTTGGAGATACATTTAAGATTACTGGCTTAGTTACAGTAATTGTTGCATCATCTTGCTTTACAAGCGTGGCAACAATAGTGCGTTGAATATTATCTAAGAATACAATTAGGTCTGAGTTCATATAGTTATATTAATATAGTTTTTGTTTTAATCAAGGTTATTGACGAGGAAACTTAAAATAAGGATGTTTTGCATTAATAAGGTTCTTATCTAAGAGTTTCTTGCTTGAAGCACGAGTCGGTACAATATCCCAACCGCCACGACGAGCGTAGAAACAAGTTACTAATAGTTCATCTGGTTCTAATAAGTCCCAAAGACGTTTATAAGCAGCTTCACATATTTCTTCGTGGAAGTGACATTCATTACGGAATGATACGATCCATTCTAATAAAGACTTTTCCGTAACAGCTTTAGATCCTTTATAGTAAATGAAAATATCACCTGAATCTGGTTGCTTTGTAATCTTACAGTTAGAACGTAACAATGTACTCATACAGCGGTACGATACATCAGTAATTTGATCGTTTACCTGTAATAGCTTTGCATCTTCATTAAATACAGTAAACTTAATCTTTTCTGCTCCTTTAGTCTTTTCTAATACAGGCCAAGCTACTTCACTGTAATCTTGCTCCCAGGCTGTACGCCAGCTTTCATTTTCACTGTCTAACACTTGAGGGAATAGCTCTACCTTAACATCAGTCTCTAATAATAAAGATAAGTCTTTAGAAGCTGTTTGTTTAATGTTCTTAAGTACTTCTTTAGTGTTCTTACCCATTTTCTGCATATTAAATGAGTTCCAGTATAGCTTCATTGACTTAGACTCTACAATGAAATCGTTTTCAGCAGAATAAACTACTTTA